TTTATCTGGCCGGCTTTTTCGGCCAGCCATCCTTATTATTACCATCTATTCTGCTTACCTGTACCCTATACTTCCTCCATTCAAGTAAATTAGCTTTTTCGCTTTCTGTTGCCATTCCCATATCTACCGCGTCACTAAGAATAGAAATTTTTTCAGACGCTTCGTTTAGTAAGTACCTTTTTGTTTCTTCTATCTGTATTGTTTCAACATCAATTTCACTCTCAATGTAAGCATTACCATCCCAAACGTAACCATTTTCTGACTTGGAAACAATAACCTTACCAAATTCTCCAGCCCGTGCTCTTTCATATATTTCACGTCCGTGTTCTGTTGAATCATTTGGTATTGCTGTAAATGATAATGGTTCTTCTGATATGGTTGGAAATATTACATCGCAATCGATGTAACTCTCTATGTTTGTAGTTCTGCACTTTTTAACTTCTTTATATTCCATCATGATACCCTCACAAATAAACTAACCCCATAATGCCTATTCCCTCCCCCATCAGTATCAGAAATACATAATCCCAGGCATTTCCATGTCCCTCCTAACTGTCCCTCAGCAAAGAGTGCGGCCCAGTTGCCGCCCGCCGGATAGCCGGTAACACCCGACGGCGATATATTAGAACCAGACACAAGCTCTCCATAACCAACTCTGGAGTTTTGAGGATTCAGGCGTGCAAATGCGAGACTGCCAATCGCATCAGTATTAACCTGCACAGGGGGTTGCGGGCGTTGTGGCCCATAAGTGTTGTTATTTAACCAGTTACTGAGATACCCTCCCCAAACAGAGCCCCAAATGTTACCGTCCTGATGGTATCGAGTTCCGGTTGACATTGTGATTATTGGATAAGTGCCATTTAGCGCAAGTGAACCATCATTTTTAAATGATGGGTAAGCATCTATTCCACCAGAATGAATATGGAACGATAATGTCCCGTATTGACCTACAGTCTCAAGATAATAAATGTCGGCATACTGATCGCCCGAACCTTGAATGTGTAATCCATTGGATTGGTTATAGTTTTGCCCATTATTTGTGTATGGATAGACTCCTGTCTTATTTATATATCCAGTGTAATTGACCGAGAAACTTGTACCTACATTTACGGAGCCGTCACTGGTGGATACAGCAAACGGTCGCAGGTTATTAAATGTCCCCCACTGATCACCAGCATTGGTGAGCATAAGATAGAGCGCATTGCCGTCATTACGCCAGAATGTACCGTATTGACCTGCAACGATCCTATAGGTGTCGCTATAAGTCGAACCTAATGCGCCACTCATTCTGTCACCGCTTTTTTTTACAGCGCCGATGACGTCAGCCGTAGGCGGATTTTTGACGGTATAAGCCTCTGTCCATATCACGCCATTTGCCGGTAAATTTGAATACCCGAAAAACGCCCGACCGCTATTTTGTACCGCAAGATAACTCGTTGAGGGACCACCGTCACACGGCAGACTTACCACGCCATAAACGTTAGGACCCGGTGCATTGGCAGATGCGCCATTAATACGGTAAACCATGGCCACGTTATTGTAAGCATTATCACGGTGCTGTGGTCCCATCCCCCAGCCGTATGACGGCGGCAGGTGGTTCTCACTGAAATACTCCCGCCAATCGCCCCACGGACCATCTTTGCCGTTCCATAAACCTGTTAGGTCTCGCACAAACTTGCGACCAGCGGTGTATTCGGTGTACTCCTGCTGGCAGCCGTAGGCGCTGGGTTTCAGCAGCAACGAACCGGCGAGCTTTATCGGGTAATGGTACTCGTCCGTCGCGCCGGCGTTTTTCGTCTGACAGTAAACCCCTGCCTGACTGGTTGCCCCTAAGGTGTTAAGGTCCACAGTTAGTGCGTTTGGATACACAGGTAATGCACCAACATCGAGTGCCTTCAACGTAACATTGCCACCTACATCCGGCCCTATGGCGTTAACCGACCGGACGGATCCAACATCCGTGGTCGGGTTAAGAACGATGAACCGCCCCTGATCCGCATTGAACACCGCCAGGAAAGGATTTTTGGCAACGATATCCCCCGCGCGTAATGCCGTGTTGCTGCCCTTCACCAGCGGGTAGGTTCCCATCACACGGCCGCCCATCGTTAACTGCAGCGTGCTGGCACCGGTATTGTTCAGGGTCGGGTAAATGAGGATCGGCGTTTTTAATGCCCAGTCCGTTGATCCGTTTAGGAAATAGGTTGCCGGCAGCGCCAGCGTTAGCCCGTTTGCCGTACCGCCGGCCACCGCCGACGTGTAATGGCCGCTTTGCAGTTGCTCAATCTGGACGAACTGATTTTCTGAACCGCGTGTCGCAAAGTTGGCGATCACATCGTTCAGGGACCAGCCCTTCGCCGCGGTGCCCTCCTGACCACGCACAACCGTCAGCATATCGTTGTTGACTGCCGTCAGGTGGCAAACTTCGAACACGGTTTCTTTCGCATCCGTAAGCGTAATTTTCGCGTAGACCTTGAGGGGGTTTGAGTCGTTGACGTAGTCGTAAGTGAGAAGCCCCGCGAACAGCGCGCCCGCGCCTGGCATCACCTGTATTGTGGTCTGGGTCGCCGTAATATCTGCTGCCAACGACGACACGACGTTGTTTCCAAATCCAATAATCATTGTGCAACCACCGTTACAGAGTAGGTATAAACAAAGGGGAGCTTGACCAGAGACTGGCTGATCGCATCTTTCAGGAAATAGCCAACGCCATCGCCATAATCGGGGATCGTGATGGTGAACACGCCGTTATTGACCGTCACGCTGATATCGAAGGTGCTTTGCAACGGCGGATCGATGCCATTCGTGCCATGAATAAATCGCGCCAGGCGGCGCTTGAGCCAGTCGATACAGAAGTGCGAGCCGTCACCTTTATAAAAATTCCAGGTCAGGATCCGTTTAAAATAATCATCGGGTACGTATGACGCCGAACCCGGTACGTAATTTTTCAGGCCGGCATAAGGAATGGCGTTGTACTCGATGGTGTTATAGGCACCGCGGGCGATCGCATCCTCCGATATTTGCAGTAATGGCCGCCCTTCCCCGTAAATACCGAGCGCTATCCAGTCCAGCAACTCCCCCGTGATGGAGGGAGAAGTCCAGCACGGCAAATTAAGCGCATTGAGGTAGTCGAGATACCCCTGCGCCAACGTGTTATAGGCGGTGAAGAACGCGACGATGTTGGGATCGGCGTTATATTGCGTATACGGGTAAGCAGGAATGATTTTCTCAATTAGAGCTTGCATATTGCTTCACCTGTATTTGCGCCGCCGAGGTGGAGAAATAGGCGTAGGTGTCGCCATAAACCAGGCTTGACTCCGGTGCCGGTGGTTTAATTGCGCCGTTGATCCCGATTTGCACCTGGATCATGGACAGCAGCGACGCGGCAACGAGCCCCTCAACCGATTTCAGAAAAATGTCCTGTATCTGGAAAATGTTTATCGGCTGACCAACAGCGATAGCATTAACGTAATCGGCGATATTCTGCTGCACCGCTTTTGCAACGCCGGCCGGATCGATATAGGTCGTCGACGCTGAGTTCCAGGTGATCAGCACCACCACGTTTTGCGACGATGGCACCACGAAAGGCACCTGGTAGACGTCGGGGTAGACCGTTACTGGTATGGTTTTCTTTTCCACCTCCGCCCCCGATGGATTCGATACATCGTTGGTCAAAATAGAAATATCCGGCACTGCTTTATAAATCGCATAAGCGACTTCATAAGGATCTCCGCCACCAACAACGGCCACCCATTTTCCGAGCGTTGCCTGACGGAACGAAATCAGGTTTTCCTGTACGCCGTTCACTTTTTTCAGCGTGGAGCGGTAGCAGTCGGGCGTGCCTTGCACACCGAACATCCCGGCCTGCATCACCTGAGCACGATACGACGCGGGGCTTTGTTCGTCCGTCCCCGGCAGACCTGCCGTCAGGTTGGTGCAAGTTACCTGGTACGACTCCGGCACGGAGGTTTTCACCTGGTTAACCGTGCCTGCCGGCACCGCCCATATTCCCGTCGTGGTGGCCAGACAATACACCGGCTCGGTTTGCCCGCTGTCGGGGATCACCGTGTCCCGTCTCACGGTATACAAATAGGTGCCATCCCCGACAGTAAATCCTTTCGGGATAGCGAACCCAGGCGGACCAGAAAAAACGACATAGACCGACGTGTTTGTGCCCTCGCCTTGCGGAACACCGTATATCCCCCCCAAATGCGTCAGGAGATGAACATTCGAGCCGTAAGGACTGCACGAGTTAATCAGATCAACCCGCGCCTGGTCACAAACCAAGAGCGCGCCAACGCTGGTGCTGACCATGTCCTCTATCAATGAACCCGGTAAATCGGTCGTGATCCCAGGTGAAAGCCGCGTCGCCGTTTCTATAACCTGCTGGCGCAACTCTTCCGCCGTTTTGGCGACGGGGCCGGTAATATCATAAATAACGGGTAAATCGCTCATACATACACCTTCGCCACTATTTTCGAGCCCGAGTTGGTGATAACCGAAATGTCGTACACCGGCGGATCAACTTCGGTCAGTGCAATCTGAAGAGAAGAAAAATGGCCGCTGAATTGCTGTTGCAGCCGATTCACGTAAAAGGTGGGGATAATCTGCTGGATCACCGAACCGTTGGCGGGAATGCCGTGATTCGCGAAAAAAGGAGACTCCTGCGGCGCCAGCTTGAGATTCTGCACCAGCGTGGTGAGATAGACGGCATCGTTGAAGCCGTTCGCATCAGTGGCGATCGTGACCCACTTGCCGGATTCGTCTTGCCCATACGTTCTCATTCGGTAATGCTCCCGTCGAAACTCGTTGTCGGGCCGCCGGTGTTTTGCCCACCGTTGCCGTTACTGTGCTGATGGGAATTCACCCAGGTAAGCAGCTGCTGCCAGCCCTCATGCATAATGGCCGGGCTTGTACTGGCCTGCCCATCCGCCAGGGTTCCGCTCTGGCCGGTTAGCGACCATGAGCCATTTGTCAGCGTCAACACGGTACTGCCCACCGTGACCTTGAACTGCTCAGGCGTGGCAATCGTGATGCTCTGAGGCGTCAGTAGGAACGTCGTCTTGCTGCCGGCATCGCGTATCGTGACGCCTTCCGGGCCATACAGCGTGAGCACTTGGCCGTTGACGCTCTCCCATTCCGTGTGACTGATCGGCAAGAACACTAGCGCGCTGAGATTGGCCGGCGGCGTGAGGTCGGCAGTACCGCCGCCCTGCCCGCTGGCACCGCCCAGATACGTATCCGCCGGGATGACGATCCCCCGGTCCCCCGGCTGCATGGGATAGCGGATATACTGCGGCCCAAACAATGGGACGGTGACCTGTGGCAACATGAAAGGAATATCGCGCAGCAGGAAGGACACCGTGACCATATTCCCCGCTCGGCTCACCACCGAGGCCGGCAGCACCTTACCGGCCATCTGCATCGCGTCCGCGATTTTTTGTTCGGCGAACCGATGCATGTTTCCGGCGAAACTCTGTTTTTTTTCAATGCTCATGTTGCAGCCATTCCTCCCGTCGGGTGGGCCTCAAGCACCGTCACCCAACTGTTAGCGTCCGGTTGCCGACTGTTGCCAAGGAGCCGCACAGAAGAAACCAGAAAGTCACCGGTAAAGGCGGCATCATCACGGAATTGAGAATAGGAGGAGGCTTGTATCATCGGCCGTAGTTTTTCCGGCATCCGAATATAATCCCCCACCTGAATATCGCTGCGCATGACGCAGGGAATACTGACCGTGCCAAATTGCACCCACGTTGGTTGACCGACCAAATCGGTAAACGCTATCTGGATTGGATTTTGGTTGCGGTAACTGGCGCTTTTTTTCGAATCCTTGTCGATATGGTTGTCAAAATCATTATCGAAGACGCGGATCTCCTTACCATTCACCACCGTTATTTCTACGCCAGAATATTTATCATCCCTGATGATATTTCTGCTCAGCGATTTTAATTTTGCCGCCAGCTCGGACAGGCTGCCGCAAAACATGTTGCTGTCGTAGTTATTCACCAGCCGGTCGCTGATACTTATCGAGTAACGATAATCACCGCCCATGTTCTGGAAACATTGCGTCAATGCGACAGACAGTTTTATTCCCTTATTCCACGGCAGCGTTAAATTGATCGGTGCCAACGGCACAGGATTAACCGCAGAGACTGCCCCCGCCGTTACAATCAGGTCAGTCCGTAGCTCGGTTCCCTGCCAGTTTCCCAGCACCTGCCACACCGTCCCCTCCAAAACCAGCCCTTGCTGTGCAGGTTTAGCCAACGGCAACCCCTTCGACATACCTACCCACATTTTTATCGTCATGCCAAACATGTTTTGTCTGGCCTGCTGCATATCTTTCGGGCCGATCCCCCAAATCGTGATGCAGCTTTGCCCTTTGGGGGTAGACTCGCCAAATCGTTGAATATCAAATTCAACCATTAAATTGCCGGGGTTGAAAACCCCATTTTTAAGACTGGAATATTGTTTGAAGAGTTTTCCGGGATTGCCGTTTTTATCCGGCGGGGTAAAAATCTGAATATCGTAATACCGCATCAGTTGATTACCTCTATTTGTCCCGATGAAGATCGCCACACCATTTTCGTATTCGTAAATGCCCCGATAAGCAAATTAATGTCGTAGCCCACCGGCGAGTCGATCATGGGTGTGGTTAGCAGGCGATTTCCTGAGTTGTCAGTAATATTGAGATACCAGCGCTGCGCAGCAATATTCCATTTGGTCTGGCAGTTATACACCTCGCCATCGAGCATCGGCGTAAAAATCATGCTTTTCTGCTCATTACCAGAAAACGGATAAAGTGTTGTGCTCATAAATTAAACGCCCCGCTCAATTTACCGATAAGCCCGGTCACCGCATCCGAAACACTGCTACCCAGGGAAGTATTCCCGAGTGCGGAAACCGTATTGGTCCAGGCGCTTTCCGTGGTTTTATCGCCGTTATCAATCTTGCTCAAATAACTGTTGAACGCCTGTTCAGCACCGGTTTCAGTTATCAGCGGCTGTTCAAAGTCCCACAACCATTGACGCTGCGGCAGCGGATCATTCGAGCCAGTTACGTCCCGAACGGTGCGCAGGATGCAGCCGCTATAAATCAGCGACGGCGTGGCCACAACAAACGTGCCGCCAAGGTTGGCGTGCGCCTGCAGGACGGCCTGCAATGCGCTGAGCGTGACCAGCTTTGTCAGCGCGCCGGTATTTTCATTCACTGGCGCATCCATCAGCATGGGAATGCGCAGCGGCTGCGCCAGCAGCGCATTCGCGGCGACCGCCTGGTTAGCGAAGGGATAGCGGCCGATATCGTAATCCACCATGCTTGCGCCCTGCGCGGCGCGCCAGTGGCAGAAATATTTATCCAGGTCTGTCAGATTCGCCGCGCCGCCCAGCAGGTTGCTGACATAACTGGCGCTCTGCGTCAGCGCCACGATCGGCAACATCCCGCCAGGAATGCTCTGCGCCACGCCGTCGCAAAGGATCACCGGGGAGATTTCAAACCCCAATTTGTAGAGCTCGCGCGTAAATGCCATTAACCGAATCCTCCGAGTTGCGTGCTCGAGACAATCGCGCTGCCGCCGGTGTTGTTGTACACCACCACGCCTGCGCTGCTGTTTCGCCTCTGGTTATCCAGGATCTGCTGCAATATCTGATCGGTTTTACCCGATGCCTGTTGAGGGGCTGCCGCGGGGAGGTTTTGACGGGTGCCAGGACGTTCTTCCCCATAGGCGGCTGCATACTGCTCTTTCACGCTGCCGACCGCGCCACCGGCGTTATTGATTATCCGGGTGACTTTTTCCTCACTAAGGCGATTCCCCATCCCCTCCTTGACCGCCATTGAAGAAATCAGCTGGGCCAACACTTTCGGATCGTTGAGGTTCAGCTTTTCAAACTCGGCTCGGCCGGTTGCCTTGGTGACATGATCAATGTACGCCCGCGTGTTGTTCTCCTTCGGTGGCGCCCATTTGCCGACAATATCGTGGATGTTGTCGACGCCTCTGGTGCCATAAATTTGGAGCTGTTTGGCCGCCGCCAGCACACCCTCATCCAGCGTGGGGAACACTGCAAATTTTCCGCTCTTGGTGTTCGCCGTTTGATACCCGGCCGCCGCGCGCAGATTCGCCGGGTTGTTGAAGCGATCGGCAATGGTTCTGCCCCTGGCGCTCACGTCCGCCGGACGCGCATCGACAGGCTCAACCTTGCCACTGGAGAAAAAGTGTTTGACGCCTTTCAGCCATCCCCAAACATGCGGATCGTCGTCAGTACCCGGCGTGTATGTCTGACCGCTCTGCGGATCCGTCCGCTTTTCGTCGCTGAGCATGGAAGAGTGAGATTTCACATCGTCCAGCGTGATATCGGTTTTTCCCGTTACCCAGTCAATCACCTTGCCGATCAGCCGCCCTAACCGCTCAACACCGGTCATGAACGATTCAACGTCGCTTTTAAACTCGGGCGACGCCAGGTAATTACCGAACCGCCGGATGCCGTCTGCCAGCCCATCCAGCCATTTCCCCAATTCAGGGGATTTAAGGACGGTATCCACCGCGCCGGAAAAAGCATCGGAGAGTTTCCCCAGCTCAGGCGTCAGTGGTGCCAATCCACGGATGAAGGTGTTTTCGATGCCGACTTTGCTTCGATCCAGCTGAATGTTGAAATCCTGCCACTGCTTCAACTGCTGGTCCGTCAGTTGCAGGCGCTGCGTATCCTTCTGCGCCTGCTTGGTCATCGCATCGATCTCAGCGTCGCTCATTTTTTTGAAGCGATTGAGATCGTCGAGGGTGAAGTAGTTGGTCAGGCCGTAGGCTTCCGCGCCTTGCTGGGTGCTGCCGTTACGCACGAAGATATCGCGCGCGCTTTTTATCATCTGCGGCAACAGGGTCGCCGGATCCTGATTGGGGTTATCAATCCCCATCGCCTTAAACTGCCAGCGTTTGCTCAGGTCCAGTTGGCTGTCCCGAATGGCGCCCAGCGTGCCGACGGGGTTACCGAGCACCTTCTGATAGTTCACCGCGCTGGCATTAAGACCACCGGCAGTGGTTCCCAATCCCATAGCCGTGAACCGCTGCGAAGCAGCAGAACCCGCCAGGCGGTTGATACCCCACAGCCCACCCGCACCGGCCAGACCAGAAAACAGCCCCAGCACCGCCCCCCATGAAAGCAGGCTCGTCGTGGCGTCCTTCATGTGGCCGGCCAGACTCTTCGCGTCCTTGCTGGCCTTACTCAGGAATTTGCGCGCGCCGCTGCTTTTCTTGTTGAACTCGGACTGCGCTTTATTGGCCTTTTCGAGATTGCCATTCAGCCGGTCGAGCCCCTCGTTAATGGACGCGACGGCGGCGATCCCTTCGTTGAAGGCCTGGGCTATCGCCTCCGTGCTGCCCAGCACCTTTTCCGTCTGCTTGGCTGAATCACCGATCCCCTGCGCTGCGCCTCGCCATTGCTCCGGAAGTTCTTCGAGCGCCTTCTGGTATTCATTGAATTTTTCGAGGAACGCCTGAAATTTCTCGTCCTGAACATCAATTTCAACAACGGATTTAGCTGCCATTGAAATAGCCCTTCTGTCTTATTTCTTCCAGAATGAACCGCTGCCGGAAATGGAGCGGGCTTTTGTAGTCGCCAAAATCCAGTTCCCGGCACAGTTCCCGGAACCCCTCACAGGAGGCCCAGGTCAGGAGGGAATGTACGACAGTTCCTGCGGGGCTTCCTGGGTCGGGGTATCGGTAGCCGTCTTCGACGTCGGTAAAGAATCGCGAAACGCCGTAGCGTTCAATGAGACGAGTTGCCCACTGTACATTTCGAGCGTTTTCCCCACCGTCGGGGCGATCAGGTTGGCTTTCTGAATAGCAGAGGAGACCATAAAAAACACCACTTCGCCCTCGACCTCGCGGTATTCATCCGGCTCGATGATTTCCTGCTTAAATGCCGCCTCCAGCGGCACAGGGCGCCATACGCCGTTATCGTTGAAGATCACGGTGGTCAGGCGCTGAATATCATCGACAAGCGTCGGCGTACCCGCTGGAAGATCCACGGCATCCTGCTGTGCTTTCAGTATGTTTCTCAGCATCATCGCGGCAACGCGCGGCGCGGCGGTTGTCCCTACTGACGTGAAGAAGTTGTGGAACATGTTCCCCAACAGCACACAGTTCTCCTGCACCACTTCATACGGGAACGGCACAACGTGCAGGTACACCAGCGATCCGTCCTCGCGCGTGATCGTGCTGACGAAATTCAGTTTTCTGTCAATTTTCATACCCATCAATCCCACATCTTGTCGTTGGTGGTCAGGTAGCCGGAAATTGTCGCAACAAAGCCGGCATCCGTACCGTTGAGGGTGATTTCGTTAAAATTCACCAGGTAGCAGTTCAGAATGGTGTAGTTGCCGAAAGTGGTTGCATCCGGCGTAACCACCACCTCCCCTAGGGCGGTGTCGGAGGCAAACTGTCGCTGATAGCTGGCGGCCAGCCCCTGCGTTTTCAGCAAATGCACAGTCAAGGTCACCTGCTGGTAAGGTGCCTGGCTGCCCACGGTGCCGGTCATCGTGGGGATAATGTCAGTGGCGGCGGTATCCGGCCGCATGCTGATCCCCTCTTTGCCCAGGAATGACGCCGTGACGTTTAACGCCGGCTTGTCGGTAATGCTCACCGCGCCCCGGACGCGGTTAAGGAATCCCTGCGGAACTAATGGATTTGGCATTTATTACGCCCCCACAAAATTGGTTACGTTGAGGTTGAAGGTGATGGACTCGAAACCACGCTTCGGTGTGACAACCGCACTCAGGCCGCTGTATTTCCCATCGGCGTAATCGGACGGATTCAGGCTGGTGTAGTTGGCGAACGGCACGGCGTTGATCACCGCGCTGCCGGCGTAGGTGCCTTTCTCGTACTCTTCGTTGAAGACGTCCTGGCTGAGTTTCGTGTCGATCACCTGGCCGAGGATCAGCCCATAGCTGATGCCAGATCGCAGCGTTTTTAACCCACGTCGCTGCAAGCGGTCGATGCCGTTTTGCTCGTAGTAAAGCGGGTTAACGGTGGTGTTGGAGCCGTTGATCACCTCATTCGCCAGATCCATCTCCAGATTGATGGCGCACCAGGCCACTGCATACCAGTAGTTGAACGGCATGCCGTCCAGCATATGGCCGGCGACCAGCATCTTGTTGCTTAAACCACCCTCGGCCGCCGTTCCGATGTAGTTGATGTTGCTGTCCTGCAGGGATTTGAGCAGCTTGCCGTTCCCGGCAGGCGGATAATCCGTCACGCCATACATGAAGCGGAACGCCATCGGCGGAACCATATTCGACGAGCTTGGATCGTTGGCCAGCGATGACTGGAACGGTGCAGCCATCGAAAACTCGGTAGCGCCAATCCCCGGAGCTTCAACGCCGGCGAACACATTCGGGTATTTACCCGTCGCCCACGCTTCATAGGTGGCAATGGTGGTGGTGACAAAAAACTTCACCAGCGATCCCGGCGAAGTGTAGTTGTTCGCCAGCGTCTTGAATGTGGCCTCTTCGTCCCATTCGCGGGGAACCAGGTAGGAGAAGAATTTTTGATAGGTGTTGCCCAGCGAAATATCTTCGTCGATAAACTTGCTCAACGCCTTGATCGCATCTGCGGCGCTAAGTTCGCCCAACTCCAGCACATAAACCGCGCGGCTGCTCCCCTGCGCCCAGTAGGTGGTATTCATCTGCTGAATTTCACCGGCGGCTACGGAAAGTACGGTTCCCATCTTTGTTGCGGTACCCGGATTGCTGCTTAACGTATAGGTAAACGCCTTGTCGCCGGTCACCGTTGCGGTAAACGCGCCGTTGTATCCCTCCGGCTCCACACCGGAGATCACTACCGGCACTTTTTCTCCGTTGGCCCAGCCATGCGCTGCGGATAGCGTCACCGTGACGGTATTCGTTGCCCAGGCGATTGCCGTGATCGTTTTCGCCGGCGCGACAATCGTTTTCAGGTCGTCTTTTGACGTCAGCAGCTCGTAACTGCCCGGTGCCAGCGTCGTCCCACCGACAGAGACTAGCGCGCCAGATTTCAGCAGCTGGCTCGGCTTCGGTGGGTTGGTGACCGATACATTAATATTCACTATGGCCATTTAATTATTTCTCCACATAAATGGACGGGATGGCGGACGTGATCAGCTGACGGGCGACGTTCCTCATCCGCTGCTGATAGTAGTTGACGCGAAATTTAATCTTCTTCCGCATGGCGATGATGTTGAGCTCGTTTTGCGTCACGCGCTCATCCTGCACCACGGGAATATTCATCACGCCCATCTCGGCATCATCGCTGAGCGTGTATTGCTGGACGTAGCGGAGAAAGTCCTCTACGGATGCATTGCGCAGACCAGTTACCGAGATCGTCACATCCTCGGAAACCAGCTGGTACTGGTTGGATTTTTCATCCAGGTAAAAAGCGCCGGCGACCGGTACCGGGTCACTGCATTTCACCGTGGCATACGGTGGCGCCAGGTTCTGCATTGACAGCATGGCCGGAAACATCGGCATGTACTGGTTCAATGACAGCCAGATCGGCAGTGAACTGGAAACCACCACATCCGCCAGATCGATATCGGCCGGCGAGTTGATGATCTGCGACATCATGTGCGGGTAAATGGCGTGCCCGGTGTAGTGGTAAATATTGGCCGGTTCGTTCAACCCGGAGCGGCGGGAAAATGCAAACCGGATGCCGTAGAACTCGCCGATGTAGAGCACCTCGGAGCCAATATCATTGAAGGGATCGATATCGGCCTGCGCGGTAAACGTCACCACGTTTTTGTCGTAGAGCTGCTCCTCATCCTGAATGCTTTCCGTTGTCAGGTGCAGGTAGCCTTTTACGTCCCTGGTATCCGGTTCACCGTCTGGATCATCGGAAATAATCGACGCCTTTACCCAAAACACAAAGCCATCCAGCGGAAGCACCTTGCGGACGTATTTGGTGAACGTCACCGATGCCGATCGGCTGATATCCTCCAGCCCCTGCACCAACGATGCGTTAAGCTCCGTTTTAGCCTGGGATAATTCATTGAGGGAAGGCATTCAGCACCCCGCTTATCCAGGCGCGCATTGAGGCCTGGAACATACCGGTATCGATAAATGAAGGCCGCACCTCACCCTTTTTCCCTTTGAAACGCTTGCTGATACCGTCCAGCGCGCGTTTCGTGGGTACGCCTTCCGTGCCGTTCATCTCGGCATTGTCCAGAAACGCCACAAAGAGGTGATGCACCTGCGACATGGATTCCGCGAACGGATCCGAAGGCAACGGTGCGCCCGCCAGCAGATTTTCCAGCCCGGCGGCCAGGTCATCGCTCATCATCCGCGCAATATCCTCGCCATACCGATCGAAGAACGTTTGCATGATGTGATATTTCCCTTCGAGAATGTCGGCCACGTCGCCGGTCGTTGTGGCCTCGTTCTCATAGGGAAGATCAAGGACGCCAAGATGGAGTTTCATGACAGCCCCCACAAATCCCCGTACTGCTGCGCAATAGCCAGATACCAGCGACCATACGGATCTTTAAGCTGCTGCAGGTCGGCAAGAGAAAGATTTTTCAGAGCGTCACTGACCACCCGCGTTTGGCTGGTCGACTCATCAGCAGAGGCGCTGATCACCCCCGCGGTAAAGTTATTGATGCCAAGGGTATTACGCAGCTCACCGAAAACATCCGTTGGACCGAAGTTGATGAGGAAAGATGCCGCAAGGTTGTACACCGCCTGCGCGTAAAGAATGGGGCTAATGCAGGCAATCTGCCGGTTAACCCAGTCAATCGACAACGCATAAGTGGTGGTAATGCTCGGGGCGTCATCGGGCAATTCTTCCGATTTAACCCCCATCGTGTTTCGAATAAACAGGATAAAACCGGCCAGTTCAGGCATGACGCACCCCGCTTATTTTTTCTTTCCTTTGCCCGTGCTAACGGCCAGTGTTTCGTCAACGAATTGGGTTTCGTCCCTGTCCTCGTTGGCGTTCATCCGCTGCTCTGCGCTCATTTCCAACTCACCGCGGTAACCGCTTTCCTGTTCGTTCAGCGCGTTGTTGGTGGCGATCACAGACGCCTGGCGGCGTTCATGTGCCGCGCGGGTCAGGTGATCGTCGTTATCACGCATCGCTTTTTCGATGATGCGCGACTCCACCGGCTTGTCGACGCTGTAGCACAGGCCGATATAAACGCGGTTCTGGTCAATTTTCGTGGCGTCGATCAGACCGTAAACAGCATGCTGTTGGATCACCTGATCGATTTCTGCTCGGGTGCCATCCATCACGACGGATTGTGCACCGGCATTGATCGGGTTGTAGATCAGACGGCCCGTTTCCGGCTGGCGATAGGCGAAGTCATGGCGTTGCTTGGTGGTATTGGCGATATAAAATTTCATCTTCACTCCCGGATAAAAAAATCCCTACGCACCAAAAGGTGCGCAGGAAAACTGACGCGGCGGAATTAGTCGCTGTACTTCATTGAGATAATGGTCAGCGCCTCAGGGCGAAGCACCCAGCCCGGCGTCGAGCGCATTTCCGACAGCACATCGATAGCGCCACCGGCGATTGGGGTCGGAATTTCACGCGGCGCGGCCATGTCGCACAGCATCAGCGACGTCGCCTCCAGTGACGGGCTCAGTTTGGCGAATTCGTTGGTGTTGATCGTCGCATTCACCTCCGGCCGTTCAACTTCCGGCATCGCAATGATCACCGCGTCGGTACCGTTGGCGCCGGCACCGATCAGCGTGTCGTCGTATACCCAGTCAATACCGCAATCGGCTTCATCAGCCACGTTCGCCACTGTGCCCTTAACCGTTGAAGTACCACCGCCAGGGCGCTGATAGCTGGTCAACTGCACGATTTGTTGCATCTCCATCGTGCCAAGGGTGCGCTGCGGCCCCAGAATCACCATGCGTGATGGGCGCCCCATCTGCATGGTGCGCGTGCGGATCGCCTGGATCTGCGCCAGCAGGAATACCGCCATCTGCCCATGGTCATAGGTCAGCACGGTAGTGTTACCGCCGCTGTCGGCCGGCAAGCTGATCGTGGTCGCGCCGTTGGTGTTCAGCACGCCCTCACCGCCCGCTGGATTCATGCCATAGAGCAAGGCATTACGCAGCTGCTGGAAAATCGCCTGGCGGGTACCGAGGCGCTGCGCTGCCGGCAGGGCAATTCCCCAGTTGCCGGCGGCCGCCATGTCGTGATGATCGTAAATAGCGCGTGCGCGGAACATATACGTCGGGGTGCTAATCATCCGCGTATCCAGCGCCACGGAAGGGAGCTGGTTGGCGTTACCGGACTGGCTACTGGTCACCTGGGTACGAATATCCAGGCGCTTCATGTAGACGTACTGATCACCTTCCGACAGGCGAACCAGCGGGTTACCGCTGGCCATAACCGAAAAGGCGCCGGATGCCTGCTGATAGCTCAGGATCATTTCCGGCATGATGTAGGACGGGTTTACAACTTGGTACGCGGGTGTAATGGCTGGCATCTCTTGGCCTCTCCTGTTACAGCAGAATTACTGCAGCGTTTCCGCTGTCGTTCCAGGTAGCAAAACTCGTAGCCGAATCGAAAGACACGGTTTTGCTGTTACCCATCTGCATTTCAATGATTTTTACCGGCAGCGCGACAGCGGATTTATCTACTGCGCCAACGGTGCCCTGCTTGGTGGCGTTGCCAGCTGGCACCGATACCGGGGTGAAAGTGAAACTGGTTGCGGTTGGCGCACTGAGCACCTGAACCGTGCCGTTATAGGCTGCCGGCTCCGCCCCGGTAATAGTGACGTAAGCCCCCACAGCCAGGTTATGCGCGCTTGCCGTCGTCGCCGTGGCAAACCCGGCGGTATTCCCGGCAGGCGCTGTCCAGTCAATTGCGGTGGTTTCAACGTCGGCAGCCGCGGTGCTGAACACATCAAGACTGTCGGTCGCGAAATTCCACACCAGTGGATGATTAACCGACATGCCCGCGGCGTTACTTCCCAGGGCGATTACGGCATCGGTAGCCTTAACGGGTACACGCATGCCAGATCCGAAACGATAGAACGACACGCTCATGTTGCTGAGGAAAAGCGGCACTGGCGATTGTGGTGTCGTCAGGCCGTTGTGCGCCTGGTTGAACACCGATATCCCCACCATTTCGGTGATCGAGGTCGCCCGCTTAATAGTTGTGCCACGCGGCGCCGAGGAGACGCCGGGAACCAACTCATTAACGGCCACACCGCCCCATAGTGGGCGGGTTTCGCTATTTGCCAACGTACCGGAGGCCAACGCATAACGCGCCGCCGGGTCATCCAGCGCCACCCCCTGAATCAGACCATCGGATTTCGTATAAAACGTTCCGCGGGCGTTGGTGGTCTGCATGGGATTAACTGTCAAAACGCTCGACATGTTTTATGTTCTCCGAGTGATTACTGGTTGATACCAGCGAGTTTGCGGCTAACCGCCTGGAATGGCGCCCAGCACGCGGATGGATCGCCGATAAAATTGCTGATACGGCGGCCGGTGGCATCAGTTCGAACCACTTCGCGCAATCCGGCGCCGGGTTCCAGACTGGATGCCGCCGATGCCTGCGCATCCGCATAGATTTTTTTCTCAGCAATGGTCAGCAGTTGGCTGTCAGCAATCGCATGCAGATCCACCTCTTTATAATCGGTGGAGTATTTCTGCAGACGTGTCATGATGCGACGGCGGTAAGGCATGGCGCGTTCGCCGGCCATTGGCTGCGGCGCGCGCTCGCCGAATGACGCAAATACGCTATCAGCCTTGCACTGCGTGTCGGCAATTTCGTTGCGCTCCTCGTCACTAACCTCCTGAGGAACACGATTTTTCAGCTCTTCCATATCGGCACGGATCCTGGCCAGTTCAGAATCGGCCTTGGCCTTTTCTTCTGCTTCTGCCGCATCTGCCTTCGCTTTTTCCTCCGCCTCAGCTGCATCGGCTTTCGCTTTCTCGTCGGCCTCCGCTGCGTCCGCTTTGGCTTTTTCTTCTGCCTCAGCGTCAGCCTTCGCCTTCTCCTCAGCATCGGCTTTGGCTCGGGAATCGCGAGCATCCAGCGCCTGATTAATGAGAGCTAATACCTTTTCTTCATCCATTTTCTGGACCTCGTTCAATGTGTCGGATTTCACCCCAGCAGGATCGCCCAACTTGTCCCAGACGCCCTGCTCGCAAATAGCCAGGTGGTCCAGTAAAACCGGGGTTCCTTCCAGCAGCAGCGGTTCGCCGTCGACGTTGATCAAAACGTCGTCGCCGCCCGTCACCGTGGGGGATGTGCTTAATTGCCGCGTGGAAAGGTTGGCGGCGGCGTCAGTGTCATAGATGCGGGCCATACCCCACACCTCGTCACCCTGGATCCAGGCAAAGGCGATCGCCCCGATTGTCCTCGCGGCAAATTCCTCGCTGTTCAGTACGTTTTTTTCAGGGTGCCACCAGATAACCGGCAGACCTGAGCACCGGGCGAGAAACTCGTCAGTGAGATAATTTTCGGGTGAACGATAGGCGTACTGCCTGAACTTGGAGCGCCAGGTAACACCGGTGCCGGTGATACGCAGCGCCCACAGATACATATTTCTGAAAAACTGCGGGGATGTGAGCTGGCCGCCGGAGATCAGCCCGGCGACGTCCATTTCGTTAAGCGGCTCGGCCTCAAGCATAGCCACCATGCCGGGGTGCAAAGGCTCGGGGAGTTCATCCAGCGAAAACCAGCCATACGCCTGATTCTCCTCGTTCAGAACTGCCTCGAATTGTTCGCCCCCCTCGGCAATATAGGTGACATAGCCATCAATCAGAGCGTGCGGCGTCAGCGGTGCGGCATAGTCAACGCCGCATTCCTCCAGCACCTCACGCCTTGCAGCGGCTTCGGGTGTTTCCCCCTCTTCGAGCTTCCCACCCGGCACCGCCCACGAACCGTCATCCCCACGCTTAACCAGAAAAACCTTTCCGGCGGATTTGAATAAAATCCCGGCAGCGTAGGTTTCCACTTACCCTCCTGTGCGTATGCCCTCAAAATTCGCCGCGCGCCGGCCAACAGACAAATTCCCTTCGGTGAATTTCTTCCACTTATCGGTTTTCATCTCGTCAGGCAGGCTGCGCACGTTGTAGATGTAGGTGAGATAACACCGGCAAAAAACTTCCTCGCCGGGCTGGGTGACTTCATCGAGATAACCCGCCGTGCCGGCGCGCATAAATCCCTTTTTCAGCGCCCAGTTGCCGCGAATGGCGTATACCTTTAAATCCCGGTCCTTATGCGGCTCCCGGTAATCGTAATTAGGCTGGCGCCAGTGGCTGTGCCAAACGGCAGCAATCGCGCCGCCCTCGGTGGCGATGATATTGTCGATATTGGCGATCAGCTTGTGCGTCTGATCCACCATCACGCGCCGCTGCTCAAAATCAATCTGCCTGGCAGATTTGGCGATGTGCTGGCTGGTGTCTATCACACCGCTACGCGATGACGCTGAAAGCCCAGGGCTTAGGGCGTTAATCGGCGGGATACTGGTGGCCCATCCGCTAAATCGCTGAATGGTTCGATTCACCGCCTGCGTGCGGTTCAGCTTTATCAGATCAGCAGAGGCCATGATCCGCCGGTCCAGCTCCGCACGCAGCTTGGGTTCAACGTAATTCAGCGTGAACCGGGCAACGCCAGGATGTCGTTTAAGCGCCCTTTCACGCCCAATCTCAAGATCGTAAGCTGCCGTTAGCCGGCGGGCTGCATAGCGGTATAAATCCTCCCCACCTATTTTTTCCTCCGTGGCGTTTCTCAGGCGCTCGGTCCACATCAGCAGGCGTTCTTCGCTGCTGTAGCCGTGCTCCAGAAAATCCTTGATTGCGTCACGCAGCTCTCTGAGAAATGGGCTCATCGGGGTTTTCTCCGTCTGGTGGCGTGATCACCTTAGGTGGATTCTCTTCAAGCAGTTCGTAATCCAGCTCCAGGCGGTCAGCAAATAAATGCTCGTTCATGTTGGCGTTTTCACATCCCCACTTGATCAGCGTCGCCCGGTTCGCTGGATCGCTGGAAAGCTGCGGCAAAAGCACGTTCATCATTTCAGTGATCGCCTTGAATCGAATTTCATCGACTTTGACTTTTTCGCTTTCCGGCTCTTTCAGTGAGGACGGCCAGACATAATCGAAATTCCCCACCCACAAGCTGAATGCCGATTGCCAGGTAACATTTTTGTATTCTGGGATATCGTTTTTCAGCGCCTCGAAAAACTCCGGCGACCAGGCGCGGTACTGGACGATGCGCACAAAGAAATCGTAAAGCGGCTGCAGATCCTTGCGCACGTCATCGATGTACTGCGCAACAGCTTTCGCATCCTCGGTGCCCTCACCAAATCCGCGCGTAAACGTCTCGCTGTTCAGCAGGATGGCCGGCATATCCGCCGCGGTGGCGATATTGGCCAGGATATGGTTTCGCGCAGTATCCAGCGGCTTCTCCAAGTTCTGCATGTCGAGCGATTCGATCTTGTCGTTCTGCCCCACCTGCAGCACATCACCATTACCGCCGCGCTTCAGCATCCAGCGCTTAATGCCAGACATTTTCTGCATCATGTTGTTGACGATCGAACTGGCTTGCTGAATAAACGCCACCAGCAGCCCAGCTTTGATCGTCACCATGTCATCTGCACGCATTGACTGGATAAAGGATTTCAGCGGGTAGAGCGCGCGCTGGTATACGCTACGGCCGGCGAAACCGAACGACGACGGTGTGTAGGACAGGTAAATCGGATCCTCATTCATCATCACGCAGCAGCGGCTTTGGTGGTAGGGCTTGCCAGCCGCAGTGACGCCGCCAACTTTCTGGAAATCCTCGCTGTTGGGATCCTGATTAAGCACCACCGAACCCGCGGTATTCATCGGGTCCAGAACGTTAAAGGTGACCGACTTTTTATAAATCTCGTCAAACTTCGCTGCCTCGTTGGTGGGCTCGCCATCAATCAGCATCACTACGGCGCCAACGCCATAAATGCGAGATTGGCGCGCCGTGTTGGCGATGATCCGGTCGGCGTTGATCGCCCTCCATTCACGCTCAAACGCTTCACGCAGCCGCTGTTCTGGCCCTCTTGTAACGTGAACGGTGCGCGATTCGGACATGGCCAGCTTAATCGGCCGGTCCACCATTTTTCCGCCCAGCGGGTGGAAAAGGTAAATCAGCTTGCACAGCTCATAGCCGGCTTGTGAACCAGGCTCAATACCGTCGCCCTCAAGGATCTGACTGAGGACGCCAGTAGTGCTGCCCATGCAAATATCATCGGTATCCTGCATCAGAAACCCTCTCCATTACCAAGGCCCAGCGCGACGCCGTAGTTGAAGCAATCAAACAGATCGTCGTCCTGGTTTTCTTCGCCGATGATGAACTGGAGAACTTGCGTCAAAAGGTGATTTTTCTTCGACTGCTTGTATTCCACCAGCTTGTCATAGGCGTATTTCGAAATGCGTACTTTCCCCGACGCCACATACCCTGAAATATTGATGGCGCGGGACTCTTTGGGCAGCGATGTGAACTCGCTGTCGATTGGGTGAACGTTCCAACCCTCGTTAGCTCCTTGCTGCAATAGCGTGATACCGGTGGCCTTATCCTCAATGAACAGGCCGGTGGTACCCATGCGGGCATTGCAGATCTCGCTCAACGATTTGGTTTTCCCGATCCACTGCGGGATTATTTCTTTCAGGAAATAGCCGTCGATTTGGATAATGTCCCAGTCAAGAATCACAAGGTGCGGAGTCGGCAGCGTATTCAGGGCGAACCAGATGCACGCCGAACCATCGTTATGAAGCTGGCCTTTCTGCGCGCAGTCGACCACGCCATACACGGTGTCGCAGGCAAACGGGTAATCGACCGGGGCGTTGTTTTCCAGCAGCCAATCCAGCTTGAAAAAATTCTGGCCGCGCCAGTCTACGAACTCCGCGTTGTATTCCTGCTGGACCACCATCGGTGGGCGGCCTTCAACAATCCTCGCCAGTGCTGCGGGGTTGATCGTCGGGTTCGCCGCTGTTGGTGCGTGATGTTCTTCCCACCCCATCGATTTATCGTTGCAGGCCTGATAGAAAAAATTCTCATCGTCGACGCCCTTCGGCGTACCGGCCATCACGGCGTCGCCGTCAAAATCGAGCAGTGTCGGCTCTATCGCCTGTTCCCAAATATCACGCATGCCCTTTTTAACCAGGCTGCCTTCGTCGATGATGACTTTGTGATATTTACGGGAGCGGCCGGCGTCCGGGTTGTCCAGCGTCCAGAACTCCACCTGCCCACCGCCGATCGTTTCGATTATCGAATCCGTCTTGCTGGAACTGGTGGTGATCGGCTTGAGCAGATCCCGAATGGCCTTAAACGAGGGAAGCAAGATTTTATAGGACGGCGCAAACCAGCCCACGCGCATCTGTTTTGCCGCCCAATTGCCGCCAGCCTGTTCCAGCATGGTGGTTTTACCAAAGCGGCGCCCGGCGCGGATCACTTTCCTTTTGGCCGGCGAGCGATAAATTTTCTTCTGCCCGTCGTGGAACGGCAGGAACGTGATCGTGTGTTCAGTCGCCATCAGGAGAGTTCACCAATTTGATCACCACCGTCGGCTCGTCGTTTTTCCCTTTCCCCTTGCGGTTCAGTTCAACCTCTTGCTCCAGGCGGTCGGCCTCGGCGGTGCGTTTTCGGATTTCCAGCTCAAGCAGACGCTGCGCCAGTTCTGATTCGGTAAGCCCCATGCGACGCATGATCGCCTCGAACATTTTTTCCCGGCTTATCGCAGAGATCTCGATACCACCTTTGACAACCTTCGTGCCGGAGTAAGCCAGTCGCGCAGCACCGGATAATGTTCGTGTATCCGGGAAGTGCGCCCGCCCAATACCATCACCGTTGCACCGCGGGCAAGCTGGGTTAGGCTCCCTGTTGTGGTCGTAGCCATAGCCGCCCTTGTCTGGTGGTTCCGGCTTGTTCCTGGCCTTGGCCTCTTCGCATTTTTCATCATGCTCGATTGAATCCCGCCACTGGTAGTGGTGGCCAAATCCCCAACAATGCCGGCAGGCGCCGCGGCGATACTGCGAAATCTCGTTCGCATCGAACGTGGCCAGCTGCCACATTTTTTCGAGCACTTCATCAGCGTTTGCCAGGGTGCGCGATACCGACGCAACCAGTTGGCTATCGATGGCACGTTTAACGTTAGGATTCGCCAGAAGCTGACGGCCGTAGTTTGGGTCGCTGTAACCGGCACGCTCAGCAGCGGCAGTGGCATTCTGATCAATCAGGTATTCCGCTACGAAAAGGCTTTGCTGTGGTGATAAGCCTGATTCCGATATCAGCTCTTCTGCGCTGACTTTGGGATCCGTCTTGGTACGCACCTTTGATTTTTGCGTACCGCTTTTGCGTACCTGCGTACCTTTCTGCGTACCGCCCTTTCCCTTGCGTATCCAGCCATGCTTTTTGGCGCGCTTCCTGATTGCCCCCTCACTGATGCCGTATATCTCTGCCAAGTCGCGGAGAGAAAGTTGACCGGCACAGTAATCGCGCTCGAGGCCGCTTTCTTCCGGTTGTGACATAGCATTCTCCATAAAAAAAGCCATCAACCTGCCGGTGCGCTGGGTGCGCGGTGGGTGCAGGTAGACGACTTTGGTTATTTTGCTTGCGCATTATCGATGGCACTCAGTGAATGCCACCTGTAATGCTATTTCTTTTCCCAATACCCTTTGCGCCATGTCCACGGCTTCCACCATGTCGACTGGCTAATCCAGCGTTCCGCCGAATCAACCCATTCCACATACTCACCACATGATCCGCATGTTTTTCGATGGGTGAACGAGTTTTCGAAAGAAGCACCGAAAGGTGCGTCGGCATTTACCCCACTGCACTTAGGGCATCTGACTAATCGCTTCCACTTCATTGTTTCCTCCCTGCTGCTTCCCGCCATTGGTTCAGCGTGGCCACTTGGCCGGCGCAGATTGATAACGCTGTTTGCAGTGCCAGCGCATGACTGCCAATGTCGCCCCAGGTATCACCCTGCAATTTTGGTTGTTCGCAGGGGGTGAACACCGATTCAGGGGGAAACAGCACGATCGGCGCCGGTGGCGGCGGTGTCCGTTCCGCGCAGGAGGCCAAGAACAGCACCAGGAGCAGTGCGGCGGGCGCACTCGTCATTCTGGATTGCTTCACGATACTTCCTCTGGTAGTTTTCGCCCTGCTGGCGCAGCTGCTGCTCTCTCCGTTGCTGTTCGGCCATTAGCGAGCTATTCCGGGCGGCGTTCTCGCGTAATGCCGTTATCAGTGACTGCTGCTGCGCCAGCGTCTTTTCCTGCTGCTTCACCACGCTCCCCAGCCTCTCCGATTTATCGTGGTAGTAGTTGACCTCAGCGCAAAGCACAGAAACCAAGACGATTGAGGCAGCGCCAAGAATGAGTAAGGGCTTCATTTGTCCAGCCCCCAGCAAGCCAATTCGGCCTCTTGGTCGCGCCGCAGGATCTGTCCGTAGCAATTATTCGAACGGATACGACAATCGCGGCCTGCGTCGTATATCCAACGGCGGATTTCGCGGCAGGCGCCAATGCGGTCGCCGGCGTTGAGCTTTTTGTAAAAGGTGGATGTGAAGCACTTGGCAGGGCCGATATTCCACGGACAGAACGAGGCGATCCCGACTTTTTGCGGCTCGGTCAGCGTGACCTTGACGTTGCGCTCTACCCAGTCCAGCGCCTTTTTCTGCTCGGCTGCGTCAATTTGCTTGCACTGATCGGCGGTCAGGCGTTGACCCTTCACAACCTTCTGTCCGTTGACCATTGTCACACCGCCGCAGATTGTCCAGATGCCGACACCGTCCTGGTATGCAGTCAGGCGCTGGCCTTCTTTCTCTTCCTGAAACTGCGACATCATCACCGGGGCCGATGCGCCAGCGGCGATCAGCGCCAGCATTACGGCACTGAGTTTTGATTTGTTCCCCATCACTCACGCTCCAACATTTCAAGCTCTTCCGTGTCGATCGTCTCAGTGCGTTTTTTTATCCAATCACGCAGAAGCCGCTCGCGCCGGCAGCGGAAGTAAGTACCGAGGGCAATACCAAACGCAGAGCAGAACATGCCGAAAATGACGCCGAGGATGATCCATTCGCTCTGTGAAAAATAATTAATGATGCCGAGGACGAATGACACTGCGCTACCAGTGTGCACGGCTCCATCGGCTGCTCTGATTAGCATTCGTGACATCCTTACCTCCCGCCGGGCGGTTGGCGCTCATGAAACAGAAAAGGCCACCCGAGGGCAGCCTGTAATTGACGCGAGTTGTTGCTTTGTAATTGTCGCTGATGGATCACCACCAACAACTAAAATGTGATCGGAGCGACATTGCCAAAATCTCACACCGGAAAACCACTATTAGATTTGTTATCTAATAGTTACAAGGTTAAAATAATAACGTTGGTAAAAATACCAACCCACAATAAAAATATGTTAGAGAAGCCACTTGCCCTGAGTGCCCTTGCCGGTTCAGGGCCTTTTTTCGGTACGACTAGTAGGAGGAACTATGGGTGAATGGATTGCCATCATGCTTTTGCTTGCGGCCTTAGCGATACTGTCATCGGTATTTTTCATAAATGCCTTTTTGAACTACTAGCAATACTAGCCGCATTACTAGAAAGCCCCGGCGCTTGGCCAGGGCTCTGAAGTGATAGTTTAACTGCTATTGGAATTCTGGATCTGGCTTTTTCGTAATACGATTTCTTATATCTCTTCGTACTATCTCAATCGCCCACATCCAAAGAATATGCCCAATCGTCTCTGAGAAAATTTCATCGAACGGTAGCTGCCACAAAGGAGGCGCCCAGTGGAAAACAGGGAGTAAGATACCGTGGAACCCAATCGTTACCAATATCGCAAAAGCTGCCCCTTGCCAAAGCTTGATTGCTGGAAACATTTCAGCAACTGCACAATAAAACATCGCAAAAACGATTGAAAACAAGTGGTGAACGCCCGCAATCCCCCAGTTAACAACATGCCCTGAGTAGGTGTAGACCATCTCATTAACTTTAAACCCAAGGTCTTGAAGCATTTCGGCAGGGGGTATAGCTCGGTCTGCTGTACGTGGTGGTAATGGGTTCTCTGTACCCCACTTTACAAAACTTGACAGATTACCGCCCAAGAAACCAGCCCATAACGCAACTGCATAATTACGAGCACCAGGCTTTGTAGTGGAAAATAAAGACATATCAAACTCCATTTGGATAGTTGGCGTCCTTAATCTACTCGAGATCTACTTCCAACTACAATTGTTCACATCAGAGGGGCGCACTCAGAACACCCAGGGTAGGATAGATAGTGCATATCAAACTGAATGCGCCTTTCTGAGGCGCTTCCCAGCCACTCCGGGGATCCCTTCATCGCAGGCTGAAAAGCATTTTCTGGAGCGGTCAGCGGGAATCGAACCCGCATCATCAGCTTGGAAGGCTGAGGTAATAGCCATTATACGATGACCGCATTGGTCCGCCATCGAGGCCTCGAACCCCGTACCTACAACTTGATGGTCGTTGCTCTTCCTGCTGAGCTAATGGCGGTTTGGTGGCCCTTGCTGGGCTTGAACCAGCGACCGAGCGATTATGAGTCGCGCGCTCTAACCAACTGAGCTAAAGGGCCGAGGCGCGAATACTAATGCAGTCAGCATAACCACACAATACCCATTGATATTTCTTTACATATCAACCTCCACATAGCAAAAAGCCCGCACAGAGGCGGGCTTGTCAACGTCAGGCGCAAAACACCCATCGTTAGAGAGAAACTACCACAGTTTCGGGAAAAGTAAATAGCTCACGATAAGATCACCCGCTATTTTGTCATCCAGTCGTTGTCCGTAATGCCGTATTTGCCCACGACTCCTCGATATCCAACTGGGTGATCATCTCGTCATAGAATGGCTTCACCGATTTTTTCCAAGTGTCTAATGAGATACTTTCAGTGATACACGCTATCGCTCTATAAGCCTGGGTCGAGGGAATTCGTTCGTATCCCCGCCCTGAGCAGCGTTTGCAGAGTTTCCTTACCGGTACTCCTTGGCGCTCTGACTCCTCTTTGTCGATGGCCACTCCACGACCGCGGCAGTCATTGCAGGCCGTTTTTATCATCCGCTTGCCGTTGCATTTTGGGCATACCGTGCGGGTGATTTCATAAAAAGCGTGCTTCACCCGCATTTCCCGACCATCCATCTGCGTAATAGATGCCGGCAAATCTCCGCGCACAAAGCTGTCGACAGTGTCGTGGGCCTTTGCCAGCTTGTTCATGACAAATTTCCGCTCTTCGATAAAGCCATCATCACATGCGTCGCATGGGACCTCGCTGGCAGCACTCCGAGAAAAGTCCAGGAAGGCGAATGCCGCCAGGGTAAGTACCACCCGAGCTTTGGTCTCGCCCGGGAGTTTGCGAATGGCTGCAACCTTGTCGCAGCGCGTAATACTATGCCGAGCCAGCAAAACAACTGCCTTTACCTTGTCATCCTCGCTGATGCCAACCTTTCCCAAGAACGCCGACAGGCCCAATTGCGCCTGAGCCTGGCACATACCCAGCGCCCCCATAACATCGCTGATCGTTAAAGAATCCGAAGCCGTTGCAGGTGTCGAGTCCCCCAGTACCGGGGATTTCGGTGAGAAGTATTTTACTGCCGACTCGAGATTCATAATTTTCCTTCCTTTCTCAAAATGGCCTGCGTACGGAATACGCCCTCGGCGTGGTACAGACGCAGGGTTTGGCGGTCAAATTCAGTTTTCGTGCGGGCGTCGATCGCATCATGGCAACTGCTGCAAGCCCAGGCGCCCTGTTCGTCGTCTGGTTTCATGCCGCCGCCGCAGGTGCCCGCCTGGCGGTAATGCGCCAACACTGTAGTCTCGGGGTTGAAATTGCAGACGCCTGGGATCCGGATTTGGCAGTCGCGGCCGCGGGCCTCTTTTCGTAAATTGGCCATTATGCGAACTCCATCAACTGCGCCGCGGTGTTCTCGGCCTCTGCGTATGAGCGAAACGGCTTATGCAGGATCCAGCGCCATAAAACATCGAGTGCGGCGTGGTACAGTTGATGGAACTCGGTTTCGTCCATATTCGCGAACGCGATGCTGCGAGGGTGTTTGCGGAGAGTGCCGTCGGGGAGTTGGATTGCATCATAGTGGCCGGCTTCGACCGTCACCCACGCGCGATAGGCGTCAAATGATTTGCACGCGCTGATGCTGCCGGCGCGCCGATCGGCGACGCGCTCAAGATACTGCTCGGCGGCATCGAGCAGCGCCGATTCATTGCCGCCGAACGTAGCCAGGAATCTGGCGTAGCCGGTAACCAGTTTGCGCTCGTTCGTGGAGATAGCGCCGCCGGTGGGTTCCCAGTATTCGAATCCCAGATTGAGAAGCGCGAAAAATCGACGGTGAAACGCCGGGTTGCGCACCTTTTTAAAATCGGCCACCAGCACGGCGCCGAGCTTGCAATTGTTTTGCAGAAATTCGCTGGTCTCGGGCGTGGCCGGGATCAGTATTCCTGATGACTGCTTGATGAGTTGTAACTGCGCCATGTTCTCTCCTGTGGCGCAGCAGGCACGGGGTGTTCAGGCCCGTTAAGTGAGTCTATCAGAATTTATCTTGCGAAGACCGGCCCGCTCTAAAATTTGCGTGATCAGCTTTGGCGTGCCGACGATGTCTTCTGGCTGTAGCGGCATGAAGGAGAGCTGATCGCCCCGTCGGTACATCAACGCCCGTTCGCAGACGGGGAAATTTTTGAATCTGGCAACCACTGCATCATCCATGCAGCGCACGACTTTGTACCCTCCTGGGGGCGTGTCTTGTAATCCGGTCACCTCAACCTCCTTTGCTGTGTGATTTGTCGGCAAAGAGTGCCATCAATAAAACCAGTCGTCCGCGCTTTCCCAGGTCTCCTGAAGGATGTTCTCTACTCGTTCTTTTGCGCCTTTTTCTGCCCCGAGCACCGACAGATTATCCTGGGCGCCGAGCCGGACGGCGACGCGGCAATCTGGGTACGATTTCAGCAGTCGTTTCTGGAACTCCTGTTCAATCGCCGCAACAGCGCCCGCTGGTAACTCTTTGTTTTTCTGGATTACTAATTCAACTTTCATCATGCGCCTCCGTTATACTGGTTATTTATACAGTATAATTATGGTTAGAATAATTTGAGTTTGCAAGCAAAGAAAGGAACCTTGAGGAGCCTTTATGTTCTTTCGGTCAAAAATGATTCATTCTCTTGATATTTGAAAGAATTGTGCACGGTTATCTCATCACAGCTGATGCCATCAGCTTCGTAGAAACCCAATTCGATATTATTCTGAAACATGAGAGTTTGTGTACAGGCTGTTGTTGAAGAGAGCTGAGTGATGTTAGATGTTAGATGTTAGATGTTAGATGTTAGATGTTCAGAATCACAACCTTAGAACATATCAACAACTTGTTCAATAACATGATTTTAGCCAAAAAAAACCCCAGACATCATGTTTGAGGTTAATGTCAAAAATGGCTAAAAGAGTAATCAGCTATTTCAAGCGATTACCATACTAAATCTCACTCAAAATTAACAAAAAGTCAAATTATTACACACTCCTACAGTAAACTAAGTTGACTTGCAACATTTTTAATCCCACGATTAACCCCATCAAATACCCACTCTGGTATATTTTCGAATGAAGGGAGCAATATATTTTTAAGCGTTTTATTTGCTTGCCTCCCATAATTGTATCGATACCTATTAGCTCTGATACATGCACAATAATACAATTTAACACTATCACTCATAGCAATATTTGGCACAAGATAGAAAAGATCTCGACCGGAGTAATACGCATTTTTTTGTAAAAAAGTTGCTAATACTGAACCACCGCCAGCTACTGAGATAGAGCCTGCTGGATTAGGCTCAATGCCATCTATGGGCTTTACAAAAGCAGTAACTCCATTATTTCTATCCGAACGTCCTACAAATGGAATTCCATCATCTGAACATTTCATTTTATTTAGCTCCAGGTTAACTCCATAAGTCACCTCAAAGAGCTCAGAAAGTGGGATCAGTCTCATAACTCATCTCCTTCGATTGCACTTCCATTCCCAGCACCTTGCAAATTATATAAAATATATTCTCGCACAACTTTATCATATGTATTCAAGGATATTTCAAAATAATCCGTCTCCATATATGCCTCCGCGCACCATTCGTCATAGAACGAAACATGTTGCAAGACACTAACTCCTGGAGAAACCTCTTTATTCCTATAAGACTCAACCCAACTATTGCTTATTGAGTTCCACGTACCTTTAATGTCAGCCCGGCCATGCTGCTTTGTTTTAACAAAGCCATCATTTTTCCAATACCCAAACCATGTTTTTTTCTTCGAAATAGAGTGAGGTACATGAGCTGTAATAACCATAATACAAGTAACAACACCAACAGGATAAAATAGATCATCAGGCATAGACATCACAGCCTCAAGAGTGTGGCTCTCAAGAATTTTCCTTTTTAGTTCAGCCCCCTCACCATTTTGATACAATGCACAACTCATAGGAACGATCGCTACAACCGTTCCATTTCTCTCTATTGCCTCGAGATTATTCAAAATAAATCTAAGCTCATTAATACCAGTCGTATCATTGTAAGGAGGGTTCAAGAAACCAATATTTGGATGGCATTTCTTTGCTTCAGATATTCTCGTAAAACAATCTCCTTTTATTATATTTGTTTTACCATCCCCATGAATTATCATATTGGAAACACCAAGAGTGAAAATATGATCTTGATATTCAATACCAATCAATTGCTCCTTTTTTATGCTAAGAATTTTGGTTTTATCACCTTTCGCTTCTTCTACCATTCTTTGCATAGCAGCCACCAAGAAACCACCTGTACCACAACAGTTATCTAAAACCACACTATCCTTTGTAATATTAGCTATATCACAAAACAGTTTCGTTATATGTGCAGGTGTTAAAACAATACCTAATTTTTTATCGTTATTTGCATATCTTAAAAACTCAACATATGCACTACTTATAATATCAAAATAATGATTTGTTTTTATAAAAGTTCTAATTTCATTATGAATCTCATCAACTAACTCGATCAGATATCCCTCATCGATAAGAGCTGTATGAGTCTTGATAAAATTATACGCCTGTTGCATTTCATAGATACGAGTATGAGGGATATTTGAATACTCTAATTTTTGTACTATGCTACTTACTAAAAAATCACTTAGTCTAGACGCACTTTTGTAAGAGGAATAAGAATTGAAGAAAGTATCATCTTCCAGAGCAAGAAGTATACCTGAGAAAAGTATAGCCCTATTATTCTCAGGCACTTTTTTAGCATGTAGCTTTTTATTCAACCCTCTCACATACTCTATAAGATTTTCATAGTCAACCCTAAATCGAATCTGTTTGTATTGTTCTATGTAAGAGTCAAATGAAAGCAAATCGCCATCTGATAATTTCTTTACATCTTTCTCATCTTTGAGTTTTAAATACTGTGATACCCTAACATCTGACTCAGATTGTCCACTTACTCCAATAAACAAAACGTCAAGTTCTTTTGATAAATAATCCGCATATAACTTAGCCCCATCAACAGCATAATCGGAATATTTATTTAAATAATGACTTTCATGTTTAGTTGCATCAGCTTTACATTCAACAACACAGACAAAGTCTCGCTCTTCTTTCGAAGTAATAATAAATTCTGGATATCCTTTTCCGCTCCCCTTCTTCGATGCATTCTTCAGCAACTTGTCAATTTGAGGAATGCGAGACCGCTGTTCCTCAACTGTGATATTACAATCGTCGTAATACCCTAGCGCCCTGAACTTATTTCTGACTAGTTCTTCAGTAACTCGTTCATTAAGAATTGCATTGTTAATCATAAAATAAACTTATATATTGAGTTAAAATAGTGTGTTACTTTACCATAGTCTGCAAATCTACAAAACACTTCGCACTTCCATTAGAAATCCTATGGTCATTGAACTACATCAGGAACGGTTTTCGGTTGAGCAAACCTGGATTTGCCCCCATAACCACTGACATCCATCGTTCCAGTTGATGAAGCTTTCGCCATCGCTTTCAATGCATCGATGATGGTTTCCATTAAATTTTCTCCTGTACGTTGGCCAGCGCCTGATCAAACATCTTGTGGACGTTGCAGAACTGCAGCTCCTTCGGGTGGAAATGCCACAGCGTTTTATCCGGCGTGCCGGTACGGGGATTCGCGCGATAATTCACCTCGGCGCGCTCAACAAATTTGTCGGACACGCTTGTCAGCTTGTAGAGCGCCCTCGGCCCGCAGCCCTTCTTCGTGATTTTTACGTCTGGCGATCTGATCATCGAGCGCAGCCTGAGCGCCAGCTCTTGCCTCGTCATCGTGTTTGCCGGGTGCGCGGCCTTGACCGCCTCCCAGATTTCAGTGGTGCTCATTTCTTTGCCGAGGCAGATAGCCACCAGCTGTTTTGCGGTTACTCTGTGCTTTTCGGTTACTCTGTTGGTCATTGGTTTATGCTCCGGTTACTTGATCACCCGCAGGTGGCTTACATTTTTTCGATAGCTTCCCCAGGTGAAGTCCACCCAGATCCCGCCATCCATCGTTAATCTGTCCATGACTCTTGCGCCTAAAACATCGGTTAATTCCCTCGAACTCAGGTTGGTTAAAATTCCCACCGGCTTTAACGACGACAGCCGGCGGTCGATAATCTGATTCAAAATCACCCACTCGCCGCGTGTTTCGCGCTGCACGCCGACTTCGTCGAGAACGAGCAGATCGACCTTGCACAGGTCGTCGAGCAATACCCCTTCGGACTCTCCGCCGTCGTAGCAGCGCCGGACACGCAGCATCAGGTCGGGAATGGTAACCACCAGCACCGTGTGATTCTTCGCCAGCAACTGGTTACCGATCGCTGCGGCCAGATGGTTTTTTCCGGTACCGCATCCGCCACTGAAGACGAAACAGCCAAACCCCATGCCGAAATTTTGCGCATAGCTTTTGGCCTTGCTCAGGGCGTGGCGCTGCCCGTCATTGCTCACTTGGTAATTCGCTAACGTGCAGTTGCGGTGCAAGTCGCAGATCCCCGAGCGTCCGAAAATCCGCTCTGCGCGGGCGCGTTGGTTCGCCTTCTCAAGCTCGGCGCTGCGCTTCTCCCCTTCCGTACGATGCCAGGCAAGCAGCTCTTCAGCGGTGTTGAACTTCGGCTTAACGCCCGACGGCATGATGCGCTGCAGCCTGCTGATCAGTGACTCTGGTGTTTTCATTGTTCACCTCTTGGTCAGTTAAATCCCGGCGGTTTTTCGCCGTATTCGCCCGAAGGCTCGAAACGTCCCCGACGGGGGTGGCGCTCCTTGCCGGTCGGCGCATTCCTACGCTCGTGCAATACGCTGTCGGCAAATTTTTTCTCCCACTGCACCTGGTGATACCGCCGCCCCTCGGGCTGCCAGTACGCTACGAAGCCCGCCAGTTCGCCAGGGGTATATCCCGGCGCTGGCCCGTCCAAAGCACGATTCCACAGTGCAGCCCGCTGCTGGAAATCAGGCGACGGCTGCCAGTCGGCGGTCATCGGGAATTTATCGTTGGGTTCGTCCAACCAATTTTCATCCTCGAATGCCGGCGGCGCCGAATCACCAGCTTTCGAATCTTTCGCGCCTGCGCGATCTAAGAGAGTGGTTTTATCTTTTAGATCTTTATCTTTATCTTTATCTTTATCTGGATCTTTATTCGTTGAACGGTCGTTGCCATCTCGTTCAACGCCCGTTGAACGGTCGTTGGATTGGCTTTGATTTTCCTTAGCTTTTTTCTGCGCTCGTTTCTGTGCCGAAATTTTTCCTGCTTCACTTCTCTGCGACTGAGCCCCTTTCACAGTGAGTAAATCGCGTTCAATTCGCTGGTGAATCCACGTATTTCCATCGTCGATAAAAAACTCGTTCAACGACCGTTCAACGTCCGTCCAACGGTCGTTAGATAAGCGTGCAATTCCCGCAAGCCTGTTTTTTGGCAATGGTTTACCGGTCTGCCAGTAATTGAATATCAGCAGCAAGTACGCACCGTGTTCCTCCGTTGAAAGGTGCATGGTGTCTGCCAGGTAATCGGCAACATAAAACTGCATGTACGGGAGTGCCGCCATTAGCTGTTCCTGGTATTTCGTTTTTCGGTGATTGAATTCGCTATGTCGCTAACCCTGCCCGGCACCAAAGCCGCATATTCAGGATTCAGCTCGCACAGCACCGCCTTACGCCCGTATGCCGCAGCAACGCCCGCAGTAGTGCCACTACCGCCGAACGGGTCTATAACAGCGCCACCGGCCGGGCATCCTGCCAAAATGCACGGCTCAATCAGCGACGGCGGGAATGTTGCAAAATGGGCGCCTTTGAATGGTCGCGTTGGCACTGACCACACCGTCCGACGATTACGGAGCTCTACCAATCCAGAGACGGCCGCCGAGAACGATGCGTTGTTGCGATTTCCGAATGCGTTGGCTTGGCTTTTAGGCGTGACACCTTTCCCGCGCGGATGCGAGTTCCCCGTTACCGGCTCCTTGATGGCTTCATGGTCGAAGTAATACTTTGGCCTCTTACTCAGCAAGAAAACGTACTCGTGAGCCTTTGTGCAGCGATCACGTACGCTCTCCGGCATCGGGTTAGTCTTGTGCCAAACGATGTCTTGGCGCAGATACCAACCATCGTCCTGTAGGGCGAAGGCGAGACGCCACGGCATGCCGAGCATATCTTTCGGCTTAACCCCTGCTGGCACTCCTGCCGCGCGCCGCTCTTGCCGATTGGTTCTTCCGTCTGAATATCCGTTATTGCCACTAAATCTCGCCGCGTAACTGTCGCCGATATTTACCCAGATCGTTCCGTCATCACGGAGTACGCGACGCACTGCACGGAAGACTTCAACCAATCGTTGGATAAACTCCGCCGGCGTCGGCTCCAGGCCGATCTGGCCTTCAACGCCGTAGTCTCTCAGCGCGTAATATGGCGGGCTTGTTACGCAGGTATGGAATGCCTTTTCAGGCATTTCGCGCATGAGATCCACGCAATCACCGACATAGCAGCGGAAGAATTTATCCCAAAGCATAATTAGCGACGCCCCATACGGCGCCCAGGTACATGCGGGCGATCCGGCTTGCCCTTTACCCGCTTTAGCGGCTTTGCGTATGTCTTTGCGATAGCGATACTGCTGGCGATCGTCACGTTCGGGCTGGACAGGTAATGATCGGCGCCACGGCCGGCAGCCGAGCGCGCCACGTCGTCGGGAATTCCCTCGCGCACCAGTTGGGCGCGGATCTGTGTTTCGATCTGTGCTCTTGAAAAATTGGCCATTGGTTTATGCTCCGGTTAATGCAGGGTTGAATAGGCGCGCCGTAACTCGTTGAGGCTTCGCTCAGCTTTGTCGCACTCCCGTTCAAAGTCGGTCGGCAACGCGTTCAGCAGCGCAGCGGCGATCGCCCCTTGGTGTTCTTTCAGCGCGCGGATTGCAAGATATTCAATGCTGTTTCCGGCAATCAGCCGGGCGCGTAGCTCTGCTGGCAGCGCGGCGAGGATCGCCGGTTGCAGCTGTTGAATCTTGCGGCGCGCGGCCACACTATCGCTGTCGAGCCACCGGAAAATCTGCTGCTTGTTGTTGTGCCATGCAGCATCATCAACACTGCCGTCGGCACGTTCGATCTGCGCCAGCAGTGGCGCCTGTAACTGCAGGTCAAAATAAGCGCGGGTGATCTCGGCGGCTACCGTGCGCTGGGTTGTTTCGATGGCCCATCCGCGCAGCGCTTCGCGGATCTGCTCGTGTTTGATTTCCATAAATCAGTCCTTAATTTTCAGGCCTGCTATCCTGCGTTGCTTGTGGTAGGCCGTCGGTTGGGTTTGGGTAAAGATCCGGGCGCAGTTCGTGGGGCGTCACGCCTGTTGCTTGATGAATGGAAAGAACACGATGGGCGGGTACCACCCCTTTTCCGTCGTTTTTCCACAAGCTTATAGCCATCCTGGAAATCCCAAGCATTGAGCTGAGCTTCTTTGCGGAGCCCGCTATCTCAATTGCTTTATCAAGTGCCGTCATAGTTTCTCTCCTGTCATTGAGAAATTAAGTAAAGCAATTATTTACTATTGAGTCAAGCTATGCATGCCTTGTTAAAGTAAAGCAAACATTTACAATGCTGATTATGAATACGGAACAATCACAACCAAGCCTCGTTTCGAGGCTGACAGAACTTAACGATAAAGGGCTTTCCAAAGCGGAAATGGCTCGAGTTGCCAATGTCAGTAAACAAGCAGTTACGGGTTGGTTTAAAACCGGAACTATGAGCAAAAAATCTGCAATTGCCGTTGCTGAGGCTGGTGGGGTTTCCCTCGCATGGCTTCTGGGCGAGGTTGTAGATGAAGACACAGGGCTAAAGCCCAAAGAACTAGAAATGCTTGAATTATTCCGTCAGCTTCCGGAAGCAGAACAAGAACGCATGATTGATCTCTTCCAGCTCCGGCTAAAAGAAATCGATGAGTACGTTGAGAAGTACCTGCGAGGGCGGTATAAGCCGATCGAAGAGTAATTTTTGAGATTCAGAAGGCCAGAGGCTATCCAAGCCCCTGGCCTTTTTCGTTTCAAACCCACCAAGTCGGCCCGAGGCCGGCTTTTTTTACGCCTGGACATCACCATGTAAAGCACCGCTTTACCTTTTAACTCATTAATGCTTGACTAAAAAGTAAAGAACATGTTTACTTAGTCTCATCGCAGCAACGAGTCATCAAGGCAGGACGCCCACGAAGTAGCCGCCACCGGCGCATGAAAAGGTGGATGAGATGACAGAGATAGGCGCGCAGCAGGTACAACGTTCTGACAGTTCGGGAAAGACCGAAGGACGGCTGGAGAGACAGCGAGCATAACCAATAATCAAGCTGAGGATTAACCAATGATCAGCACCACAATTCCACATAGCGGAAAAGCGACACGATTCCGTAATAAGTGCACCGGCGCGGCATGGGTGGCACATTACGATATTCATTGCCAAGTATACCGGTTCGAGCCAACGGGTAACCTACGGGCAATAAAAATGCCGTTTGAGTCACGTGGCATTCCTGAATATTTCGAGCCTGCTGGCACGCACTGACATTTAAATTAGCAACACCCTATCGGCTGAATTAATCAGTCGCGGGATCCCATTACCTAAAAACGGAGCATACCAATGAGCAAGACTATTATTTTCAAATTGGCGCAGGTCAGCAATAACGTGGCAAAAGTGTTTTCAAATGGAGAAGTCGCTGGATATATCGCACTCCCGGAAAATGAGCACCAGAATCAACGCCCTTTCGCTATCACCCATAATGGCAAAGATATTGGCTACGAGCATTGCGAAGTTTGCGCGATTGAAGCTGTTGTCCGACGCTTCGAGCGCATCGCGCTTGGGGTTGAGGTGCACCTCATCACGCCTAAAGAACCAGTCAACTCCATAAAAATCAACGTGGTATCGATTCATTAATTGCTGTATGTAGTTTCCCCGCCGTCGCTGGCGGGGCTTTTTAGAATATTGAAATGCGTCAAGCGTTTCCCTTCCGGGGCGTCAACTCGCAGGGCGCATTTCAATATCAATCACCACGAGAGGTTATTTATGGAAAAGTTATTTTCCCCTGTCGCGGCACGAAAGGCACAGGTGGAATATTGCAACAATAAACACGTTCCACATTTTGCGCCAAACGATGGGATCTGTTTTCGCTGCAAAAAAGATATTTACCAGCAACACGGATTGCGTGGGTATGAAACTGGTATTTCGCTCGACGAAGCAAAAAACACTCATGTTATTTACTGCCCACACTGCAACCGCAGTTACTGCGATTAGAAAGTAAAAAGGCCCGCACAAGGCGGGCCAGTCTACCGGCTTTACGTCCCGGTGACGGGTTACCGGGGAACCACCCCCAATAACCGGAGCATAACCAATGACCAACCGAGGCAGATCACTGATCGGCTGGCATTGTACCTAAACCTAGGAGAACTTCACAATGCAAAATGTTGCAGCCTATCTTTACAGGGCAAAACAGAAATCTGGGAAAAACCATCTTTTTACGTACTTTGAGGCGAAGTCTGACGATCACGCGGAGACAAAGCGTGATTTTCTCTTCATGGAAGCTGGCCACTCAAAGGCCGACTACTTCGCGCCGGTGCGCATCGATTTTCCAGTCGTTGACGAGCTGCCCGCAGAGGGCGAATTCAGCGAAACATTCTGGCTTACCTGGGCGCTGGACAGCGACGCCAGCAAAACCTGTGTGCCGCGCGACACGCTCGATCCATCCGTGGCATTCCCGAAACTGTACCCCTACATGACAAAACCTGCAGGTGGTGCAGGAGCAGCAGAAAACGGCAGGAGCACCGAAAAAACGCAGGTGGTGCAGGAGCAGCAGAAACCTGCAGGTGAATACTTCGCGTCGAGCCTCGACAAGCACACCGTAATCGCCGCGGCGTGGCTGTACGGCAATAACTGCCTGAAGCTGAACGACGAGCAATTGGCCGCGGCCAAAGCGCTCGTGATGGACGATGCACAGCGCTACCCGCAAAACGTCATTCTGGCGCTGACCAGCCTCAAGCAGTTCGCACACACCTACCCAGAAATGCCGATCACGGTAATCTCGGGCATGAAAGCTATCTGGCCGCCGTTCGGCAAAGTGCCGGAGCTGGGCAAACTGTGCCAATTCGCCACCGAATACCTCGACGCTACGGTAGAACAGCGCGCGAGCGTTATCTCGAAGTGGCAAACCTCAGCCGGCGGCGGCACCAAGCCTGCCGAAACCGCACCTGAGGAGCCATTGCGCACTGAATCCGGCGCGATCCTCACAAACGGCGCCGAGCCGGCAACCGGCACGCCGATCGACTCCCTGCAGATGCTGGAAACCGTAATCGGCTGCGCGCTGTATCCGTCTGATTTCGACATTTCCAACCCTCCCGGCGCCATTATCCGCGCGGTCACCGAGATGAAAAAGCGCAACGATGCGGCGCTGAAAGCGTGGAATGAGCAGCTCAGCGCCACGCCAGGCGTTTTACAGTTCTCCCGACAGGCGATTGTTGCGCTGATCCGCGGCGCCGAAGAAAACCTGCACATTACCCCCGGCGCGCTGCGCAGCTACATCAACGCCAATCTGATCGAGATCGACGAAAAACCAGCGCAACAGAAAGCTGAAACCGTGCAACAAGCGGCCTCAAATGCGGGTGAAAAAGATGAAGTAGTCACCGAGTTTGAGACTGAACGTTGCGCATGGCTTCGGGCTGAAATACGTGCCGCGCTGGCCGGAACGACTGGCGTTATGGATGAAAGCGACATTGAAGAATTGACCGCGGCCGTCGGCGAGGGCATTTCACACAGCTACATCGCTCGGCTGCTGGCCAAAGAGATCGAGACATGCGACCCATTCAAACAGCTGGTCGCGGATGAGGTTCACCACCTTACCTGCGATGTGTTGGAAAACTGGCAGGATAAAAAGGAGCCGCGCGTCGCGTTTATCGATTCCCGTGTTGAGTTTTATTTGCAGGAAGCGCGCCGGGCGTCCGAGCAAAAATGCCAGGAAATGGCCGCAGCTATCGACGGAGCCGACAGCACCCCGCTTCCGCAAGAAAACCCAGAGCCCGCGCGGGTTGACGACTCTGATGATGGCAAAAAAAACGAGATTGATCAGCACCCCGGCGAACTCCGCAGCATGGGTGGCGGGCACTTTAGCTATGACCCGGCCGAAATGTTCGCCGCATCACCGCTGGCCAAGGTCGACGTCGCGGGCGCCACAACCGGCGACGATGTTCGTGAATTCCTGGATTCGTCAACGGAAACGGCCGGAGTATCAGGCGAAACGGCGGAATTGTCAGGTGAGAACGGCGATACCGCGGCGCCAGTCGAAGTACAGAACGAGGCTGCCGCGGCAGTCGTCGACGCACCGCGCCGGGAAGAACCGGTAGCCCCGGCATACTTCGAGCCTGGGCGCTATCTGGATATTCCGAACGAGGTCTACCACAGCGCCAACGGCATCAGCAGCACGATGGCAAAGGACGCGCGGATCAGCCTGATGTATTACCACGGCCGCCACGTTATCAAAACCATCCAGCGCGAGCGCACCGATCCGATGACGCTCGGCTCGTTGGTTCACGCGCTGGCGCTAGAACCTGAAAAGCTGAACGAGGAATTCATCGTTGAGCCTCTGATCCCCGAGGGGGCATTCACAGATACAGCATCGATGCGCGCATTTATCGAACTGCACAACGCCACCCTGCCGAAACAGACCGACGCCGATACGCTGCGCGCCGTAATCGAGAAGCATAACGCCACCCTGCAAGCGCCGTATGCGCTGGGCGGCAACGCTGACGAAATCGGCCAGTTCTACATGCTGCTGCCGCCGGAATTTCAGAGCATCCCGGAGGACGCAAAAATCACCGCCACGGCGATGAAAGCCTGCATCAAAGAGTACAACGCCACCCTGCCGGCGCCGTTGAAAACCACCGGCGGCCGCGACGCACTGCTGGAACAGTTGGCGACCATCGATCCGGAGTTTGTCGAGAAAGAGCGCGCGATTCCGGCGCCGTTGCCGGTCAGCGGCAGCAAAGAGGATATGGCCGCGCGTATCAAAACGATTTTGCCAACTGCGGTATTCGCCGACGAAGTGATCAGCGCCTGGAAAAATAGCAACGACCAGCGCCAGCCGATCACGCAGGCGCAGATGAAACACGCCAAGGCAATTCAGCGCGCCCTGTTCACCCACCCGGCGGCCGGGCAGTTGCTGCAGCACCCACAACGCGCGGTTGAGGTGAGCTATTTCGGCATCGATGAAGAAACCGGCCTCGAGCTGCGCGTACGTCCCGATCTTGAGATTGAGGCCGGCGGCCTGCGTACCGGCTTTGACCTTAAAACCGTCAGCATGGGTAACGTCAAGCAAAGCGCCCTGCGCGCTCGCCTGCACCGTGAAATCATCGAGCGCGATTACCACCTGAGCGCGGGCATGTATTGCGATGTGGCGGCGCTGGATCAGTTCTTCTGGATTTTCGTCAACAAGGATGAGCACTACCACTGGGTCGCCATCGTTGAGGCCTCCGCTGACTTGCTCGAACTCGGCCGCCTTGAGTACCGCAAAACCCTGCGGGATATCAAACAGGCACAGGATACCGGCGTGTGGCCAGAACCGATCACCGAAGAAATCGTGGACGACATTAACGACTTTGACCAGCGCCGCATGGAAGCGCTGCGCGTAGCCTAAGGAGCATACCAATGAGCAACCAACTTGCACTGATTCAGAAAGACCTGGCGGAACAGCTGGCACCGGCAAAGGAGATTTTGCCGACCCACGTCAGCTTTGAAAAATTTACCAGCGCCGCCGCCGTGGCGCTGGCCAACAACAAAGATCTGTTTGGCGCCGACCGCCAGAGCGTGATTAACGCCCTGTCATCTTGTGCTAAAGACGGGCTGATCCCTGATGGGCGCGAGGCGGCCCTTGTCGTTTACAAAACGAAAAACGCCGATGGTCAGTGGATCCCTCGAGCGCAGTATTTGCCGATGATCGATGGCGTGATGAAACGCGCCCGCCAGTCTGGCGAGGTTTCTATCATCGCAGCCCGCGCGCTGTACGCTAACGATAAATTCCGGGTGTGGATGGATGAGGACGGCGAACACGTGTTCTATGAACCCAATCTGCTCGACCGCGGGGATATGATCGGCGCGTTCGCTTACGCCAAGATGCGCAGCGGCGAACTGCAATTTGAAGTGATGAACCTGCAGGACATTGAGAAGGTTCGCGCGGCGAGCAAGAACAGCGACAGCGGCCCGTGGGTTAACTGGTTCGAGTCTATGTCCAGAAAATCCGTCATGCACCGCCTGTGCCGGCGGCTGCCGAATAACTCCGAGATCATGGAAATGCTCGAGCGCGGGCAAGAGATGGTTTGGCATAAGGAGAAAGACGTCACGCCGGACACCCGAGTAAGCGCCGGCCAGCTGATCGAGGCGGCTGATAAGGCGCCCGAGCCAGTTACAGAAAATTCATCACCAGAAAAGATTGCTGAAGATATTCGCGGCAGCATCGACAAGATCACCACCACTGCTCAGGCGACAGACCTCCGCGCCTCAGTTGAAGAACTGAAAGCGCAGCTGGGGATCACGCTGTATACCGAGCTGAAAAACAAAATCGTACTGCAGCACCACCGCCTTAACGCGATTGCCGGCCTGGGTGCATCGATCGATGCGGCCGGCAAGAACGGCGGCACTACAAGCCAGGAACGGGCAGAGCTGGGCGCCCTTCTGCATCGCTCTGCGCGGTTCCTGAGCGTTGATGAGGTTCAGCGCTATCAGCAGGCGATCGATGACCTGTCGCCAGCGCAGGAGGCGGCATGCTGACACTTATCGGCTTCCTTCTGTTGGTAAGCCCATGCGGCCACGATGCCTGCGATGCTTTGCCGGTATCTGAGCGAATTTACTCGAGCTTCGACCAGTGCGAGCGAATGAGGGAAGCAATCCAATTGCGCCGCCCACGCGCCGTTCTTTACTGCGACGGCGTTTACAGTACTGAGAAATGATTTTCGAAAATCAAAACACAACGCAGGCCACGAGTAAGATCGTGGCCGGTTGTGCGTAGGAGCATAACCAAATGACTCAAAAACTGACTTTAGAAGAATGGTGCAACGAGATTTACCCAGGTAAAAAACCGTCTCTGCAAACCTTGCAGCGTTGGGCCAGGAACGGCAATTTTTACCCGGCAGCGGAAAAAGAAGGCCGCGAATATCGGCTGACACCAGGGACTATTTACATCAATCCCAAAGATCTCAATTTGGGTAGAAAAATAAAGGAAGCGCGAAGCATCGAGCCAGCTCGAGCTGCGTTTATGGAGAAGGTGCTCAATGACACGGCGAAGGGAGGGTTATGACATGCGTTTGCCAAAAAACCTAACGTTTCGCAGCAAGGGTAAATCCTTCTATTGGCGCAACCCGGTCACAAAGAGGGAGATATCTCTGGGCCAGATCGCACGCCGTGACGCCATCGCACAGGCGATCGAAGCTAACCACTACATCGAACAGAACTACTCACCTGTCCTATTACTGGAGAAAATCAAAGGCAGCCATGAGTACACACTGAATTCTTGGATCGAACGGTACGAGGTAATATTCAAACGCCGCCAGCTTGCCGAAAATACTTACAAGGTACGAAACGGGCAACTTGCCATTATCCGCGAGCGCTTGGGCGGCATGGTGCTGTCAAAGATCACGACTCGACACGTCGCAGAGTTCCTGGAGTTCTGGATCGCCCAGGACAAAAAAACAATGGCCGCCACTATGCGATCGGTACTGTCCGATATATTCCGCGAAGCAATTGTTGAAGGCCATATCGAAAACAATCCCGTAACGCCTACCCGCGCCGCAAAAGTCGTGGTGAAGCGCGAACGCCTGGAACTGACGCAATACGGGCCTATTCGTGGCGCAGCAGACCCAATGCCGCCCTGGTTCGGCTTGGCGATGGATCTGGCTTTGGTTTCTGGCCAGCGCCGCGAAGATCTGACACAGATGCGTTTTAGCCATGTCGTAGACGGCCGATTGCTTGTCGAGCAAGGGAAAACTGGCGCCATGATTTCCCTCCCCCTCGATCTGGAGCTGAAAATCGTAGGCCTCCGACTCGGGACAGTGATCGATCGTTGCAGGTTGGTCAGCACTACAGACTTTATGATCAGCGCCGGCATCCGCAAAAATAGCCCAGATGGCTCGCTGCATCCTGATGGACTAACGAAAAAATTTGTTGCGGCGCGGAAGGCTTCTGGTTTGTCGTTCGAGGATAATCCGCCGACATTTCACGAGATCAGAAGTTTGGCTGGCCGGCTGTATGAGAAGGAAAGAGGGAAAGATTTTGCGCAAAAACTGCTGGGGCATTCATCAGAAACGATGACGTTGAAATATCTCAATACGAGGGGGAAAGAGTACGTAATGCTGTAAAAGACCGAATATCAAAATTCGAGTAAATTTCGAGTAAATTCGAGTTTCGCTGAAATAAATCAATAAAAACAATAACTTAAAAAAAGACCGAATACGATTCCTATACTCGGTCTAGGGAAAGGGCTCTTGGGAGAGAGCCGTGCGCTAAAAGTTGGCATTTATGCAAGGTTTGTTCAACCGTGCATTCTAAGAATAGTCCAAGGTGCCAGTTTTGCCAGCCCAGCGCACACAAGTGATAGTTACAAACAGAAATTAATTACGGACATCTCGTCACCACCCGTAAACTTTTGCATAAGTATCGAGTGGTTAGCTGATTAGTCAGCACACAATTTTTCTGCTCTTTCGCGGAAAGGTTGCACGCTCATTTTCTGGCCGGGGTGGCTGGCGTCATCCAGCAGGATCACATCCAGCGATTGAGCACGCTGTTGCCCCGCTTTCACCTGTGCTTCTGCTGCTTCATTGAGCGGATACTGCATCAGGGTGCTGTTGTTGAGCACGAACAAGGCAGCCCCTTTGCGACATTGCAGCGTGACTTCCTCTTTGGTGAACGCCCACTGTTTGCCGTACTCCAGCTTAGTGACGTTAACCAGCTTATCTGCCGCCAGCGCGCTCGACGCCGTTGCCAGCAGCGCAATACCAAGAATTACAGATTTCAT